TGCTGAAGGTATGAAATATCTTGCAGACAATCAACTAGAACTGGTTGGTTTGAGTGGAGATCAATTGAAGTTGAAAATTGAAGAGGGTATGGAGCTAAAGAAAATGGGTGCTGATATGGAACACCTAAATAGTTTAGCTAGTGAAGCGTTAGATTTAGAATCATCTTTGAAAAATGAAATGAAACTCCGAGCAATGACGGGTAAAGAAATTAGTTTCAATGAACTTAGAGCAGCACAAGCATCTGGTGATAAAGCCGCAATTGCTGCAGCAGAGAAGAAATTAATAGATGAGTTAGGCCCATCGTTGGAAGGAAACCTACAAGTACAGCGAATGATTTCAGATGCAACTGGATTATCCAAAGAACAAATGTTGAATTATAAAAATGCTACAATAGAAGCTACTGCCGAATCAGATAAGAATTCTGACTCAGTTGAAGGGACTACAAAAATGGCAGGTTTATTAAATCAAACATGGGTTCAGATAGGGGGTGGTATACTTTTAGCTGTTGGAGCTATTGCATTATTAGGAGCTGCTATGAAAAAACTTGGAGCAGGAAAGGGGGTTGGTAGTGGTCTAGCTAAAGCATTTCGAGGATTGTCACTGGGTCTTGCATCATTAGCTAACCCCGCTTCTCTACTTGGATTAGCGGCATTAACGGTCGCTATGATTGGACTTGGATTCGCATTGAAATTAGCAGCACCTGCATTCGAAGCTATCGGTAAAGCAATCGCAACTGTAGTTAAGTCTATTGGTGAATTTATTATTGGGTTTGCAGAAATAGCAAGTCCAGAAAAGGTATTAGCTATGCTTGGACTCGCTGCATCATTTGGAGCAGTCGCTGCTGCATTATTAGCATTTGGTTCAGCGGGAATCTTCGCTATGCCCGCTATGGCAGCAGTAGGTATGTTTACTGCTACGATGTCTGCACTTGGAATGAGTGGTGGTGGAGAATCAAGTGGAGATAGTGAATTGATTAGTGAAATCAAAGGACTTAGGTCAGACATTCAATCACAACCAATACTTATTAATGTGGATGGTAGGGTTGTATCACAGATAACAAAAGTTCAAAACAGAAAGAATAGTACTCGTACAAGTGGATATGGGGGATAATATATGGCTTTAAAAGATTTAAAATCAGACCTTTCAAAGTTTAGGATGCCAAAGAAAGACCCCTTAGAATCTAAAGAGAGGGTTGATGTAAATAAAAAGCAGAACCAAACTCCATTGAGTTCTATGGTTGAATCCGCACCTAAAATACCTCGTTCTCAGACTACAACAAATAAAGAAGGTGTAGACCCTCGTAAGTTTGACAACTCACCTAACTTTTTAGGAGAAACTGACCCATCTAAGATGAATAATCAATCTCAGTTCTTAGGTGAAACAACTCCTAATAAGGCGGATAATCAATCTCAGTTCTTGGGTGAAACAACACCAAAACCTATGAGTTTGGAAGAAAGGTATTTGGGACAAACCACTCCAACAACATCAGAACCAACATCTCAGTTCTTAGGTGAAACTACCCCAACTCCATCTGATAGGAGTTCTAACTTTTTAGGAGAAACAACACCAACTAAAATGGTGCAGGGTGATAAGGATAAGGGTGAAACAACACCAACTACATTTAACTTCAACCCAAACCATTCGGATAGGGCGACAACACCAACTGATGTAAACTACTTTCAAGACATTCACTCAAAGGGATTCACTTCGATTTTTGGTGGTGTAGAGTCTACAAAATTTATTGGTGTAAATCCAGACCAAACACAATTTGATGGTATTGTTCCAATCACTGGAAAGTTCGTATCAAATGAATACAAAGTATCGACACAAAATGATAGTGGTATTGGAAAAGAGTACACAGATAAGGTATTAAAAACCACTTATAATAAATTCAATCTGAAAGAAGATTCGCATAACTCTTCGATATTCAAACAACCATTTATACTGAGTGGTATTCAGAGAGAAAAGGGAGAACCACAAACATTAGGGTTTGGTTCGTTCTCATTTATAAGAGGTGGTGCTGTAACTGCAACCCAACGATCGGTAATAGATGTAGCCAGATTGAGTCAGTTCTTATTAACCCCACGTGGTATAACTTGGACTGCTAAACAAGTCGGACTTCAGAGGAGTCAAAAATTTGGAAAGGTATTTACACCAGCAAATACACTTACCGCAGCAGGAGGTCAAAATCGTGGATTACGGCCTGACCGAAGTGGTATTCTTGGTTTAGATGTGAATGGTAAATATAAGATACCATTAATAAGTGGTTACTATGATAAGTTGAATGACATATACAAAACTGATTTTTTTGAACCTACCACATTTGTCGGCTCACCATTCACAAAGCAGACAGATAAAAGAGGTGGTTTTGATTCTGTTTATGGGATTGGTGTAACAACCACTACGAGGTATGAAAATACGATCGACAACTCGTCTCAAAAGTCAGGTAATGATACTGCTAAATACACTCAGAAATATGAACCATTAAATCCAACTGCATGGAAAAGCCCTAAAACTCAAGATAAATTTAAGACATACAACGATGATTTACCTGTTGCAGGTACAGATCAGTTCAAAGATTTTGGACTAACATCACAACCTAACGAAACTGGTGGTGGTGTAGCTACCGCACAAACAAATACAGATACTATCAAAAAGTATGAAACGGTAGCATATGGAAAACTACCCGATAGAATTCCGAATTCACCAACAATAGACTTCAGAAGTTTGTTGGATGGTAAACAAAAGGATATTGCAAAATCTGATAATTATAGTAAGAACAATATAAACACAAGAGTTAACTTTCCAAATCCAGGTAAAATATCAGAAAACGAGAATCGGACTGAATGGTGGAAGACCGAACCGACCAAACTGAATGGGGGTAATAGTGATAGATATGATAAGGTTACTGCGAGTCCCATCGGTAGTGGTGAATTAAATGATTTAGTTCATTTTTGGGTTACCAATGAAAATGGAGGAGATAGAATTCAGTTCAGAGGAACTGTTAGTGGTATATCAGATACATTCTCACCTTCTTGGGATAGTATACAATATAATGGTAGAGCAGACCAAGCATACAAATACTCTACATTCGATAGAAGTGTTTCATTTAACTTCCAAGCATACGCTACATCAAGAATAGAGATGAAACCACTTTGGAACAAACTCCAAAGATTGTCTACAATGACAATGCCAAAATATAGTGGTAAAAACGGATATGAGGGAATATTGGTAAGATTCAGATTGGGCAACTTATACTACAACAAATTGGCATTTATAGACTCATTGACATATACCATATCAGATGAATTACCTTGGGAGATATCTATGTTAGGTTCAAATGAACCAATTGGTGAAATACCAATGGGTGCTGATGTGGCTATCGGATTTAAGATATTGGATGATAGAAGACCTCAGTACAGACAAAAGGTTTATGATTGGAATTTTTAAAAAATGAATAGATACAAAAACATAAACATACTAAAAACTGAAAGTGGTAAGAGGTACAAAAAGACTGTACAATACCCAATCATTGAGAAAAGTTCAGATGATATTTATATCATAGGTATTCAAGGTGATAGGTTAGATAACCTCGCATACAAATATTATGAGGATGTTGGGTTGTGGTGGATTATTGCGAGAGCTAACAATATAGGACAAGGTAGTTTGGAAGTACCTATTGGTAAACAAATCAGAATACCTACAAACTATATAGATATCATTGATGAATTCAGAGAACTAAACAAATAATGTTATGGCAAACTTCAATTTTAACCCAACATTTCCTGAGGGTATAAGAGACACTCTTGACGCTAGAGCGAATGCTGTACAAAATAGAGATCCGTATTGGAACTATAAAAAGTACGCTTACTTTAGAATGAGTGTATTACCACCCGAACCATATAAAGATGATACTGCTTCATCTACATCGGTATTTGATGTCGTAACTAATGCAAAAGGTGGATTCCCAATAGGAGAAGCTCCACAAGGTGGGCATCTAAATATGTATACAGATGAGGGGGGTGTCCGAAGATTCAAACCAAAAATCTCATCGGCAAAGATGAGTTTAGATGGTGGTGGTGATTTATACAATTCATTCATCAGAGAAGTAGACATATCATTTGAGGTATACACATTAGATGACCTAAATAGGGTAGTAACCGAATATTTTAGAATTGGTGCTAGAGTAAAAATTGAATATGGGTGGATGAACTCAACTCTCGATGGTGAGAGGGGTGAGGATATTATGAAAGTGTATAACTTTGGATACTCTATGGGTTCAGATGGTTCTTTTAGTTGTAACATAAAGGGATTGACGGGTGATGCATTTGCATCAGCAGCCTCCGTTGGTGGAACATTAGAGCTAACAAACACCGAAGAAATAAATGCATTGGGTGCAAAAGGTGTAAATCCTGCCGATATATCTATGGCACTTATCGCAAAGTACAAAGCAGCATTTGGTATAGATCCAAATGAAGATGAAGATGAAGATGAAAATGCATCTAAGGTTGATATAGACAATGGTCAAATAATAGAGAGTACGGATGCATCTGGACAATACGATTTATTTATAGCAGCTATAGACAATGTAGGTGCTTCAGATGGGTTTTTGGGAATCGGTGCTGATGATCCAATCAGAACACCATTTGTAAGATTTGAGTCATTTATAGCTTTAGCTAATAAACTGAGTGGTGATACAACTAAAGAAACTTTCGTATTTTCTGAAAAAAACACAGAAATCAAAAAGAACACAAAAGAGTTCGGTTCAGCAGACCCAAGAAAATATATTTTTCCTGGTAATATGGCAGATTATGGTGAGGGTAATGAGTATGTGAAGGTATTGGGAAAAAAAGACGCTGATATCAGAAACATATTGGTATCCATTGATAAGATTACATCAATTGTCAAAAACAGAGGTACTACAGTAAATGAAAAGTTCAGACCTCCCCAAATGACAACCATCATAAAAGATTTATCAGATGATATAAAAAAACTATCAGGTGGATTGGTCGATATAAAAGTAGTTCCAAAAACTGAAGACGCTAGTAAAGAGAACAAAAGTGGTCAATATGAAATTTTAAATTACTTCAATGTCGCACAATTAAAAAACCGAGCACCATATGAATTTTCAGTAATAGGTGATAGAACCATTGTCAAAGATGTTAGCATAGATACTGAATTTGATATTGATATTATGACTATGATGACAGTCGGTAATGTTAGAAATGGTGTTGTGAATCTAGCACCATTCACTAAGAGTGAATTGTACTCATTTCCAGACATAAAAATAAAAAAAGACCCTGAACCAACACAACCAGAAACTCAAGACATCCCATCTAAACAAGGTGTAGGTATGGATGGTATCGATGATTCAAGAGCAAACTCAATAGCTTATACGATGAGAGAAGATTTAGTAGCAGACCCAAAAGGTGGTAGTTTTGTAACATTACCATTTCAGATAAGTCTCAGTATAAAATTAGATGGTATAACTGATATACCATTTTTATCACCCATAACAGTTGATAGACTGCCTATCAAATACAAATCAGATGGTATACGATTTTTAGTTATGGGTGTTGAACAATCATTTGATGGAAATGGTGGTTGGGAAACTGATATCAAAACTGCTATGAAGATTGGGTAATTATGTCAGACAAACGAAAACGAATATACTACACAAAGGCACAGATTACCGAAGGATTGGTAACATCAGGCAAAGAGTGGATGTATGTTGATGGGACAGAATACATCGGACAATACCATAGATACACTACTGATGAGGTATTCTCAGAAGCAACCTACATTGATGGTAAGTCAAAGATTCTAATACCATATATTGACACTAATACTATTGGTCAACAAAATGAGTTGGGTATAGATACATCAAAGAACTTTGAATACAACTCTATAAAAACATTAGATGTCCAAATAAGTCAGATTCCAAACCCAAATACAGAAAGGGTTACCGACAGAGATATTGAAGTTGGGTATGTGGTAAGATATTTTGCATACAAAGTAAATGATGGACAATTATTGGAATTGAATAAAGAAGACTATGATAGTGTAGGTTCACCAAATGGTTTGGATGCAATACTTTGGAAGAAGTTCAACCTAAGATGGAAAATCACAGGACCTGACAACGATATCTTAGATAGGTTCGGTAACATCAAAGAAAGTGGTATCATAGATACAAACAGAAGAACACTCAATCTAAAATCAGAAGAGTATCCCACATTGATGGAGTATATTACTGATTTGACAGAGTACGCAGTATAACAACTTTAACATAAATTTAACATTTAGGATTTGGAAACCCCATATAAATGTTATATATTTACTCTGTAATCAACAAAAAATGGGAAAGATACCACTTGATGCATTGCAGGGTGAAATTGTAAAAGTAACCATTCCTGTAAAAGGAACTGACTTCAGCATGGACTTGAAGATATGTAAAGTAAAGGTTCGTTCGGTACTCTTTATTGAGGTAGACCGAGAAAATCGTAAAAACATCTTTCGTAAAGTACCAATGAAGTTCCTTGATTCATATGATTCCGTTTCTGTCAAATTCAAAGAAGGTGCTCAGATTGATAAGTGGGAATCAAGTTGGGACTCAATTGGTGCAGGACAAATCAGTTACTCCTATATCAATAATCGTTTTGGAAGACGATAATTTAACAAAACTTTAACATTTAGGATTAGGTAGTCTCAGATATTATCACTATATTTACTATGTAATAATGATTGAGACTATGGGAATAAAGTTAAACAGAACGGTTGGAACGATGCTCAAAGTAGAGTCCTATTGTGGTTGGTGGGGAATGAAGATTCTCGCTGAAACTCCAAAGGGTCGATATCGTATTGAAGAGGTCGATAGTAATGGGAATTGTTACCGAAGAACTATCGGTTGGGAAGCTCTATGTGACGAACAGATTTGCAATCAACGATACTGGATAAATCCTAAAGTAACTATTGAAACTATCTAAAACTATGAAAGTATTAGGAACTAAATACGGAATCGAAATCACCAGACCTTGGAACAAAGATATGTACGACCATAACGCTAAGGTGGCTGATTTGATGAAAACAGAACTTCTTGTCCGTTTGAAGAATGCATACAATAGTGGTGATGAGGACACTTTGAGAGCGGTAACCAAAATCATCCAACCATCTAGTTATGGGTTTGGGTATACTTTTGATGACATCTACAATGAGGCTCTCAAAGAGTTGACCTTAGTTGAGAACTATTGGTTGAATGAAGAGTTCCCTTATGGTGTTAAGAAAGGGATTGTGAGTGATGTTGGTGTTGAAATGGTTGGGTACTAATGAAGTGGAAGTACAGAGAATTGGGTTCTCGTAACAAAAAGACCGGAAACCACTCATACTACAATGTTACGGTCACCGATTGGGTTATCACCGATTGTGAGTGTAAAGCAAGGGAGTTCAACAGATACACCCCCTGTAAGCATATGAAACGATTGAACGAAAAGTTAACACATCTATCAGTATGAATTGGTATCAAGTCGAAGTGGAAGCAGACAAATGGGAAGAATTGCAAAACTTACTTTTGGAAATTAACGAATAGTTTCGTATATTCGTTAGATGATTGATTTTGTAACTAACGGAAATCTCCGTATGGAGAAGATGTATATCCACCCTATATGGGCGGATGTACACTTACATCCTACACAGAACAAATTATCATTACTTTATATTTATGACATTGAGAAGGGTGAGGAGCTTGTAGTGAACATCAATAATGTTGATTATCAAACCTCAGACTTAATTGACATATCTCTTAGTTACGAAGAAGCATATGTAATAGGGAAGAAATCGTTACTGAATCTGCTAAAACTCCCTAACTCCTACGATGCTGATTTGGTGAAGTATCTACAAGTCAACGATACACTAAACAAAGAGCAGACTCCCACCCATTCTCATTTTTATAGAAAGTTTTATGACCTAAAATGGGTAAACAATCTTATACCCATATCCAAACACATAGAATTCATCAGAAGAGTCAGAGATGAGTTCCTACTCTATTACGGAGGTGAGTCCACCGAAGGTGTGAAGAAATTTGACAATTTCTATATAGAGTCATTACACAAAGTAGAAAGAGGGGGTATTTGGACAAAGGGTGGTATGGAGTGGACTGAGTATCACCCATACACTCTTACATCTCGCCCATCCAATAAGTTTGGTGGAGTGAACTATGCGGCTCTAAACAAAGACGATGGTAGTAGGGACAGATTTGTAAGTAGGTTCGAAGGGGGTAAGATGGTACAATTTGATTATGATGGGTATCATCCACGCATCATCGGTAAGATGGTAGGACATCCCATTCGAACAGATGTATCTGCTCACCAAGCACTTGCCGATATGTATGGGGTGTCGTATGAAGAATCAAAGGGTATAACATTTAGACAACTTTATGGTGGGGTACAATCTCAATACCTACACATACCAATGTTCAAAAAGGTATCACATATCATCGATAAGTTGTGGATGGAGTTCAATCGGAACGGATACATCGAAACTCCAATGGGTAGGAGGTTGTCGAAAAACAACCTAAAGGATATGAACGCAAACAAATTGTTCAATTATCTTCTTCAAGCAACAGAAACAGAATTGAATATGAAGATACTATCCAAAGTGATGGAACACTTAGAGGATAAGAAATCAAAAATGGTGTTATACACATATGATTCATATTTATTGGATATACATCCTGATGAAATTAATGTATTAAAGGATTTAAAGATACTTATAGAAGGGAACGACTTCCCTACTAAAATCGAAATAGGTGATAGATATTCTGATATGAAATCACTAAATGTATAGGAATATGGTATATGGAAGATTTTTTAAATGAGATAAGAGAGTTGTGGTGGATTAAGGTAGGTACTAAGCTCAAAAACCCAAAATCTGAAGAATGTATCAGAGGGTTGAAAACTGTGTTGAGGGATAATTTCGAACTTGACAATGATGTTATCCAATATATAGTCGAAGCACTTACAAACTCACCTTCTAATTTCTCTATGAATGTTGGCAAGCCATCAGGTATAAATGTTGGTGACAATCAAACAGCAGTCTCAGCACAATTACATCCTGATTGGGATGATGAAGATGAGACCATTTACAATACTGATTTGGATGAGGACGAAGAGGAGAAGGATGATGAAACGGAGAAAGATGGTGACAGACCAGATTCTGGTGATGATAAAGAAGATGCAGAAAAGGATATTCAAAAACAATCACTTACGGCATTAGAAAAGGATAAGTTGAAAGAGGTGGTTGAGGGGTTGGGAGTTTTACTATCCGAAGCATCTGTATTTGATTCTAAATACGCAGTAGGCGATAAGTTTCTCGCATTAACAAACACATCTGACTTATTTAAACAAGGATTACCTCCTAGTGAAAAATCACCCAAAGGGCCGTTCACTAAAACATCACCAATAGATGATGCCATTGAAGTGAATTTGGGTAGTGGTAAGGTTGTATATGTAACAGATGACGCATCTGGTAAAACATATATGATTAAGGGTAGTGAAGGTAAAATCAAATCTATGTTTGGTAAGATGCGGAAAGGGAAGAAACCCACAGACATCAATTGGAATACAGATACATTAGAAACGGCTGCAGCGATGGGGTTGTATGTAAATGGGTTTGGTATCCTTAAAGACTTAAACGCATCAAAATCATCTGATGATTTACCAAATATAATCAATTCAGTTAAATCTACATTTCAGAAAGCATTATCTATGAGTGGTGAATACTCTTCCCCAAATAATATTTTAAGTAAGTTAGATACTATGCCATTGGGTGATTTCTTCCTAACTGCACAACTTATGGCAGGAATGACTAAATTTACACAAGGTGTTGTTAAGTTCAAACCATATTTGATTCACAAAAGTATTAAAGATTACTACAAAGCAACAGAGAGGTCTGAATTGGTAGATGGTGTAAAAGATAACACCGCTGATGTTGTTGTGTCAAGTGTTCCTGGCTCTGAATTAATAAGTGCACTAAACGATGGTAAGCAAGTTGAATTTGATTCTAAGGGAATTTGTTCAGTTAAAGGTACTAATATAAAGTTCCTACAGATTTCATTGAAGAAAGCAGAGGGTGAAGCACAACTTGGTAAGATATATGGTTTCTTAAAAGACAAATATGGATTGTTATCTAATGATGATTTAAAATCATTAGCGTTAGAAAATGTTCAACTTAATGAAGGTCTATCTGATTTCTTCTCAAAGGGTGTAAGTTTTATAAAAAATATTGGTACTAAGCTGATGGAGAAGATATCCCAAATCGGAAAGCTTTTGAGTGGTATGTTCAAAAAGATTGAGAAGGGATTTCAAAAATCACCAAAATCCGAAATGAAACGATTAGAGAAGGAATTGTTAAAAGCTGGGTTGCATGAGGGTGTTTTGAATGAAGCTAAAACCCCATCAATATATGAGTCGTTTGAAGAGATAGCAAAGAACCAATCTGTTTTAGATAAGTTGGTTGATAATACAAACAAAGAGTTATCAGCATTAAGTTCTGCGGCGATGAAGAACCCGGCATTCTACTATGATGGATTCTCTAAAATTCAAGTCAAAGCACCAACAACCAAAGATAAGGTAGCTAAATTATTGACTAATTTTCAATCCGCCATCGTTGTTAAAAATATGTTAGGTGATTTATCAGCAGACGCCAAAACACTGTATAGTCAGATGATAGATTTAGAAAAGGAAATGATATATGGTAAAAGTAAATTACCACTTTTTAAAGTATATGGTTTAAGTATCGATGGAAAGGGTACTCCATATGAAACATATCCAGGATCGGAGGAGTTTGTCAAAGAAAAGATTTCTGGCGATTTAACTGATGTAGTTGTATTCTATTTCAATACCACAAAACAGGATGGTTACTTTACTATGACTGGATATGGTTTGAATGGCATATCATCAACTACTGGTGAGTTAAAGTACTCTAAATTTAGAATGGGAACAAATGATAGTGGTAGATACAGCTATACATTCGAAGGTGTTAGTGAAGTACCACTTGGTAAGGTGTTACAAACCCTTAGAAAAAACATATCATAGAGGAGAGACTGAGTGAGAACGCAACTATTATGTACATTTACATCGGAAGATTCGTTTGAAGGTTTATTGGAGAGAGTATTTGATACATATAATCTATTCAGTAGAAAGATATTCATTCTTAAATTAGACCCATCAAAAGAGTTGGTGATAAGTTATAACATTGTTCCTGACAGAGGAACACAATTCTTACCATCAACAATTATGGTTCACAGAAAGAAAGAAAGTAACACAATGTATACTATCAACGCATTAAACAGATTGATAGAAGATTTGAATGGTGGTGTATTGGATAAATCATATCAGATAGAATGGGGGGACTATCGTAATTCTATGATACTAACTGATGGTGATGGTTACAAAATAATGAAAACAAATTTGTTCAGAATCGTTGATGTTAATTAAAAATTTCGTATATTTATTACAATAGAAGAGATTAATATGTCTATCAAACAAAATAGAAAATTATTTATAGAGAATATCAAAAAGATAAGGTCTTTAAAAGAGTTCTCAAAAAGTTGGGATGGTTCACATAGTTATGATAGAGCTGATATTGAGAAAGCAGAACGTAGTGTGGTGAACAGAATGTCTCGTACTATATTAGCTGAGTTAGAAGCTTTCAATAAACCCAATAACCTAAAAAAAATATCAGAAGAAGATAGAAAGGGATATTCTGAGGGTTTGTTAGAAGCTATTAAGTTAGTTGAACGTATTCAAAGTAAACCTCGTTCATACGGACTTTAAAAAAGTAAAACCATATCAGTACATGGGATTAAATGAGTACTGAAATTGAAAATTGAAATATAGCTTGGATAATTGAAAAATTATTCGTATATTTGTAGAAATAAATGTTTAACTAAATAAAAAATGGAGTAATTATGGCAATTGACCTAAACGCAATCCGAAACAGACTTGACAGTCTACAAACAAAGGTGACTAAAACAGATAACCTTTGGAAGCCAAAGCCTGGCAAACAACAGGTACGAATCGTACCTTATGTACACAATCAATCAAACCCTTTCATTGAGTTGTTCTTTCACTACAACTTTGGTGGTAAGAACATTCTTTCACCTCAGACCTTTGGTGAGGCAGACCCACTTGTTGAGTTCGCTGACCAATTGAAGGCTACAGGTGATAGGAATGATTGGAATCTTTCCAAGCAACTTACACCAAAGATGAGAACTTATGTTCCTGTATTGGTTAGAGGAGAAGAATCTGAGGGTGTTAAGTTTTGGGGATTTGGTAAGACAGTTTATCAAGAACTTCTTGCTTTCTTCGCTGATCCTGATTATGGTGATTTGACAGACCCAACAAGTGGTAGAGATATCACTGTTGAGTTCAAAACCGCTAAAGAGTTGGGTAAGAACTATCCTGAGACTTACATCAGAGTAAAACCAAACCAAACACCTATCACAGAAGATAGAAATGTATTGGAAATGGTTAAAGACCAAATTGAACTTCCAACTATGTTTAAGAAGTATTCTTACGATGAGATGAAGTCATTGTTGGAAACTTGGATGGAAACGGGACAAGTTGCTGAGGGTGGAGAAGAGGAAACTCAACCAGCCGAAACAACCACATCAACAGATACTACTCAGACAGCTAAAGTATCTGATGTAAAAGATGCATTTGACGATTTGTTTAACAATTAAAATTAAGGTACATGGCAACAAACAGAGATGAATTATCTTCACTTCTGGCCGAAAACCTTAATAAGAAGTTCAAAGGACAGCAAAAAGTTGCATATTTCTTAGATGGATCCGAACAGACACCCACCGACCTTACTGAGTGGGTGTCCACCGGAGATGATATGTTAGATTTAGCAATTTCAAATCGACCTAATGGTGGATTTCCTGTTGGAAGAATTGTTGAGGTTACAGGCTTAGAAGCGAGTGGAAAATCCCTCCTATCAGCACATACATTGGCTAATACACAAAAGAAAGGTGGATTGGCAGTATACATTGATACGGAGAACGCAATCAATCAGGAGTTCTTAGAAGCATTGGGTGTTGATACCAAAAAGTTACTTTATGTACCTTTAGAAGCGGTAGAAGATATCTTTGATGCAATGGATTCTATTATTGAGTCTATCAGAAAATCTGATAAGAATAGATTGGTAACCATCGTAGTTGATTCAGTAGCTGCTGCAACTACTAAAGTAGAATTGTCTGCAGACTACGACCAAGCAGGTTACGCAACTCAAAAAGCAATCATTATCTCAAAAGCAATGAGGAAGATTACGAATCTCATTGGTAGGGAGAGAATATTGGTTGTATTCACAAACCAACTCAGAGTTAGAATGGGAGTATCCTTTGGTGACCCTTATACCACATCAGGTGGTAAAGCATTAGGTTTCCACGCATCTTGTAGATTGAGGATGAAGCAAATGGGAAAACTCAATTCTAAAGTAGGTGGTGTTGACCAAGCCGTTGGGATTAAGACCAGAGTCCAAGTTATCAAAAATCGAATGGGCCCTCCATTGAGAGCAGTTGATTTTGATATTTACTTTGACAGAGGGATTGACCGATATGGTTCTTGGTTGAATACTATGAAGACCTATAAGTTGGTAAAACAGGGTGGTGCTTGGTATACATGGGTTGATGAAGAAACTGGTGAAGAGGTTAAGTTCCAAGCCAAAGACTTCTCAACTTTGTTGGAAGAGAGACCCCAAGTGAAAGAATCAATGTACAAACAAATATGTGACGCATACATCTTGGGATATCAAGAAGCTGAGAGTAATGCAAACATAGACTCAACGGAATTTGATGACAGTATCGACTAATTATAAACAAATGTTGAATAACCTAACCAATACATCAAAATCTGATGTAAACGATAAGGTTATGATAGTCGATGGATTGAATATGTTCATCAGAGTCTTTGGAGCAGTTCCTACATTGAATGATGATGGAGAGCATGTCGGAGGGGTAACAGGTTTTCTGTTATCCCTTGGTGCTCTTATTAGAAACCACAAACCAACGAGAGTATTAATGGTATTTGATGGTAAGGGTGGTTCACATCGTAGGAAGAAAATGTATCCTGGCTATAAGGATGGTAGAACAGGACTAACAAAGGTAAACAGACTTGCTGGGTATGAAGACTTAGAAGACCAAAAACAATCAATGTCTAATCAGTTTAATATGTTGATTAAGTATTTGGATTTTCTACCTGTTGACTTATGTTACATAGACTATGTGGAAGCAGATGATGTAATGGCGTATGCCGCTAGACACATATTCAAAAAAGAAGTGTTGATAGTGTCATCCGACAAAGATTTCTTACAATTGGTAGATGATAGAATTTCAGTATATCAACCCACCAAAAAGAAGTTGATGGGTAAGGATGATGTAAAAGAGTTGTATGGTGTTCCATCTCACAATTTGGTATTCTATCGTGCATTCGATGGTGATAAATCCGATAACATAAGTGGTCTTAAAGGTGTAGGGCCGAAGACCATTGTGAACAAATTAGGGTTTCTCCAAAATGAGAGGTTGGAGTTGGATACATTGTTTGAGAGAGTATCAGAAATAGATGATGAAAAGTTGAAGAACAAAATCTTAGAGAATAAAGATGTTGTGAAGTTAAACTACAATCTGATGCAGTTATCCGATCCTGATATCAGCTCCTCTATCAAATCAAATGTACGAAACATCATCGATTCCCCTATCAACGGACTAAACTCATTTCAGTTCAAAAAGGAGTTTATGATTGATAAGTTGTATACTGCATTTAAGAATGTAGAAACATGGTTGGTGAACACTTGGAGTGATTTGGATAAACACTCAAAACAAACTATAAAATAAGTTTGTTAGATTAATCCTTTTTTCGTATATTAGTAGTTATGGATAAGTTCGGAAATAAGTTTGGAACAAGCTTTCAGATTAAGATTATATCATCTTTACTATCTGACAGAGTATTTCTTCAGATGGTATACGATATCATCAAACCTGAATACTTTGACTCAGAAGCAAATGAGTGGATTGTAAAGAACATTATGTCTCATTTTGATTCTTACAATGAATTACCCACATTGGATGTATTCAAAGTTGAAGTAAATAAGGTTGAAAGAGATGTTCTTAAACAATCAGTTGTAGACAATCTAAAGCAGGTTTGGAATGGATTGGAGTCTGATGATTTAGACTATGTAAAAGAGAAGACATTAGAGTTCTGTAAGAACCAAGAAGTTAAGAGTGCAATCTTAGATTCGGTTACCTTATTGGAAGAGGGTAAGTTCGATGTCATCAAATCAAAGATTGATGATGCGATGAAAGCAGGACAAGATACTAATGTTGGACACGAATACAAAGTCCATATCCAAGAACGATACGATGCTACTGTTAGGGATGTAGTTCCTACGGGATGGGATGTAATTGATGAGTTAGCAGATGGTGGTTTTGGAAAGGGTGAATTGATAATGTTCGCAGCACCTCCTGGCATTGGTAAGTCTTGGGCATTGATTAATGTTGGAATGGCTGCTGCTAAAAGAGGTAAGACTGTAGTTCACTACACATTAGAACTCAATGAGGGTTATGTAGGTCAGAGATACGATGCGGTACTTACAGGTACGGCAGTTCCTAATCTAAAATACAATATTGATGATGTAAGGGAGCAGGTATCCAATCTTAGTGGTGAACTCATTATCAAATATTGGCCAACCAAAACCGCCTCTACTACGGCATTGAGGGCATCGTTAGACAAACTCAAACTTCAAGGTAAGAATCCTGACATTATTATCGTAGACTACGCAGATTTGTTGAAGGGTAATAGTCGTAAAGAACGACATGAGGAGTTGGAAGAGATTGTAGAGTCGTTGAGGGGTATTGCAGGTGAATATGAGTGTCCACTATTTACAGCATCTCAAATCAATCGTAGTGGTGCTGATGATGATATTATCACAGGTACGAAGATTGCGGGTTCATTCTCAAAACTGATGACTGCTGATTTTGTGGTGTCACTCAGTAGAAAGATTGAAGATAAGTTGGCAGGAACTGGTCGATGGCATGTAATCAAAAACAGATTTGGGCCTGATGGGATGACCTTACCATCTAAAGCTAATATGAGTAATGGTAGAATTCAGATATTTTCTGATGATTCCATTGATGGTAAAAAGACCCAAAGTGATATGAACAATGGGGAGACTTTAGTAAGAAAAAATTTGTTACAAAAATATAATGAAATGAAGGGTGATATTGATGTTTAGTCAGTATTTATAATCACTCAATTAAAGTTTAATGTATAAATTCAAGGAAATATAATGGAAATATTTAAGGAGAGAGTACCCTTTAAACCTTTCGAATATCCACAATACTACACAGAAGGTTGGTTGAAACAAGCACAAGCCTTTTGGTTACATACGGAGATTCCGATGCAAGGTGATGTAAAGGATTGGAATGAACACCTAAATACATCAGAGAAAAATTTGGTTGGTAACATCCTATTGGGATTTGCTCAAACTGAATGTGCAGTATCTGATTATTGGACACAATATGTAACTGCTTGGTTTCCAAAGCACGAAATCAAACAGATGGCTATGATGTTCGGTTCGCAAGAAACAATCCATGCAACAGCATACTCTTACTTAAATGAAACATTAGGATTAGAAGACTTTGAGGCATTTCTACACGAACCTGCGATTGCAGAAAAGTTTGAATATCTAACCGCTACTACGGCAGATTGGACACATGTGGATTTGATGGTAAATCCAAAAGCGAGAAAAGAGGTAGCAAGGTCGTTAGCAATATTCAGCGCATTCGCAGAAGGTGTATCTCTATATAGTTCGTTTGCAGTGCTGTATTCCTTTCAGATGAGAAATCTTTTGAAGGGAATCGGCCAGCAAATGAAATGGTCAGTTAGAGATGAATCACTACATTCAAAGATGGGATGTCAATTGTTCAGAGATATGTGTTCTGAGTACCCTAATCTATTAGAATCTGTTAAGGACGATGTTGTTAAAGCCGCTAAGTATATGGTTGAGATGGAACATAAGTTCATTGATAAGATGTTTGAGATGGGTGATTTGGAGAATCTGAAATCAAAGGATTTAAAGAACTTTATATCGAAGAGAGGAAATGAAAAGCTGAAAGAGTTGGGTTACGAAGGTGTATTCGAATACAACGAAAAATCAGCTGAAGAATTAGAATGGTTCTACCATTTGACAGGGGGTACAACTCATACCGATTTCTTTGCAGTAAGACCTACGGACTACTCCAAAGCAAATGAGGGTGAAGATTTTAACGATATTTGGTAATTAGTTATGAAGAATTATGGAGAAGAATTTGGGTGGGAGGTTGATGTAGACTTTCCATCTTGGGCAAACACAGAAATATATGCAAAAACAATATCTAAGGGTTACCTTTTAGAAGGTGAAGCTCCAAAGGATGCATATTGGAGAGTAGCGACATCAGTTGCTAGAAGATTGGGTAAACCACAAATGGCATCAAAGTTCTTTGATGACATTTGGAGAGGTTGGTTGAACTTGGCAACACCCGTACTATCAAATACTGGAACAGACAGAGGACTACCTATCAGTTGTTTTGGTATCGATGTTGGTGATTCTATCCAAGAGATTGGACAGAAGAATTTGGAGATGATGTTACTCGCTAAACATGGTGGTGGGGTTGGTATTGGTATCAACCAAATCAGACCCGCAGGAAGTGTAATCACAGGAAATGGTACATCAGATGGTGTAGTTCCATTTGCTAAGATTTACGACTCAACGATATTGGCTACCAATCAAGGTGCAGTTCGTAGAGGTGCTGCATCTGTGAACCTCAACATTGAACACAATGACTTTGATGAGTGGATTGAAATCAGAGAACCAAAGGGTGATGTAAATCGTCAATGTTTGAACCTACATCAATGTGTGGTCGTTGGTGATAAATTTATGAGGAAGTTAGAAGATGGTGATAACGAAGCGAGACGAAGATGGGGTAAGGTACTTCAGAAACGAAAAGCAACGGGTGAACCATATATTATGTATAAGGGTAATGTAAACAAACAAAACCCTGAGGCATACAAACAAAACTCACTCAAAGTCTTTATGACAAACATCTGTAGTGAGATTACATTACATACTGATGAATCACATTCGTTCGTTTGTTGTCTATCATCTCTCAATCTATCTAAGTACAACGAATGGAAAGACACCGATTTGGTTTATACATCAACTTGGTTCTTAGATGGTGTATTAGAGGAGTTCATTCAGAAAGCAAAGAATATGAGAGGGTTCGAAAACTCAGTTCGTTCAGCTGAAAAGGGTAGAGCATTAGGATTGGGAGTATTGGGATGGCATACATACTTACAACAGAATGGAATTCCATTCGATTCACTTACGGCTCAATTTGAGACGAGAAGAATATTCTCTCAGTTGAAGATTGAATCAGAGAGAGCGAGTAGGGATATGGCATTAGAATATGGTGAACCCCTATGGTGTGTTGGTACAGGTATGAGAAATACTCACCTAAGAGCAGTTGCACCAACGGTATCTAATTCAAAGTTGAGTGGTAATGTATCGCCAGGCATCGAACCTTGGGCAGCGAATGTATTCACCGAACAAACGGCAAAGGGTACATTTATTCGTAAAAACAAAGAGTTGGAGAAGGTTCTCAGAAAGGTTGGTATCAACAACAAAGAAACTTGGGATAAGATACTTGCTGATGGTGGTTCAATACAAGACATTTCTGAATTGGACAATTGGGTTTATTGTGATGGTAAACTGATGAACATTAAGGATTGTGACAAAGAGTTTGATAGAGTAAAGGATGTATTCAAAACATTCAAAGAAGTAAATCAGTTGGAGTTGGTAAGGCAGGCAGGTATTAGACAACAATACATCGACCAATCAGTATCATTGAACCTTGCGTTCCCATCACAAGCAACTCCAAAGTGGTTGAACCAAGTTCATATGGAAGCTTGGAAGCAGGGAGTCAAAACCCTATATTACACAAGAACTGAATCAGTTTTGAGAGGTGATATCGCTGACAGAGCAATGGATGAAAATTGTATTAGTTGTGATGGTTAACATTAAAAAGGATAAAAGATGAAGTATTTGTATTTTTCAGCACCGTGGTGCGGGCCATGCAGAACATTGGGGCCTATTATGAATGAGGTAGCTACTCAGGTGCCTGTAACAAAAATTGATGTTGATTCAGATTATGAGTTGGCACAAAAGTATAATGTCAGAAATGTTCCAACGGTTGTGTTGATGAACGGAGAATCTGAAGTGAAGAGGTTTGTAGGTGTTCAACCTAAAAATGTATACATTCAAGCCGCAAGTTAAATTTGTATAATCAAAAATAAATTCGTATATTAGTAGTTATGAAAAAACAATTAGAACAACTATCAGAGTTTCAGACATCATATAACTCTACAATGAATACTGAACCTACTCTTATCTCAGATGATGATTACTCATTGAGATATCGGTTGGGTAAGGAAGAGTTGATTGAGTATTTTGATGCATGTAAGGATGGTAATCTCACAGAGATTGCAGATGCCCTTGCAGACCAACTTTACATTTTGTTGGGTACTATTGTATCTCACGGAATGCAAGAGGTTATTGAACCAATTTTCAATGAGGTTCATAGGTCGAATATGAGTAAGTTGGGTGCAGATGGAAAACCTATCTATAGAGAGGATGGAAAGGTATTGAAGGGTGAGAATTATTCACCACCTAATATATCTCAGTATCTACCCGATGACAATCAGATGGAACTACCATTTGAATAGGTATAGGATGGCTCTTAGAGGAGAATCACACCCTGCCCACAAACTTACGGAGCAGCAGGTGAACACTATTAGAAGACTATGGAACATTGGACATAGGAATATTAAGGTGTTGGCTAGGAACAATAAGGTGTCACCTGCTAATATCCGTAGGATTGTTCGTAATGAAACATGGACACATTTATTGATTGGTGAATTCGATAAATATCAGTAGTGAAGGTTGAAGGTAAGGAATATTGTGATACATCAAAGTTATCAGTACGGGGTGTATCCAAATCAGTTGCAAAAGAAATCATAATCAATAACCACTATAGTGGGTTGTGGACAAAGGTATCTTACGCATTGGGTTTGTATATAGAAGATGACTCACATCAGTTCTTCAATACTTCAGAAAAGCTTATAGGTATTGCATGTTATGGTGACCCGATCGGGAGGTTAACAGGACAATCCATATCAGAAACTTTAGATAGAACTGAAGTGTTGGAGTTAGTCAGATTGTTCGTTTTCGATGGGTATGGTTCAAATATTGAAAGTTGGTTTTTGTCACAAACATTTGATTGGTTAAGAACAAATGTTCCAAAGGTAAAAGCACTAATATCGTATTCAGACCCAAAGGAGGGGCACGCAGGAACAATCTACCAAGCAACAAATTGGATTTATCAGGGTAATAAACTCAGATTCAATGATAGTTGGAGTTTTAAGTTTGAAGAAGATGGGAGGTGGACACATGGTAAAACTATATTCCCACAATACAAAACAAACGACCCTAAGAAAATACAAGAACAGGTAAATAAACCTTTTTGGATTCGTAAAGAACCTCGTAAACATCGATATGTTTACATTCTTCTAAAGGGGGGTGAACGGAGAAAGTTGCTGAAGAGTTTAAAACACCCAACATTCCCATATCCAAAAGGAAATGATGACATTGAAATGGAAATACATAAATTAGAGCCAATTGAAAGTAGAGGGTAAAGAATATTGTGATGTAAGTAGAGTGAGTGTTTCACGAATAGCAAAGTCTATCGCTAAAGATATTATCATAAAGAAACACTATACTCACGCTTGGACTATGTGTAGATACGCATTGGGTATTTACTATAAGACTGATGAAGTGGATGTGTTTGGTAATCAACACCAACTCATAGGATGTGCAATATACGGATTCCCTGTTGGAGCAAAGGCATCCACATCAGTATGTGAGGGTCTGAGTAAAGACAATATATTGGAGTTGACTCGTTTGTATGTTGATGATGGGTATGGTTCTAATATCGAATCAAACGCATTGTCCAAGACATTTAAGTGGATTAAGGAAAACGATAAGAACATCAAAGTTCTACTATCATATGCAGACAATGGTCAAGAACATTTAGGAGGTATCTATCAGGCAACCAATTGGATTTATCAAGGTTTGAATACTGATATCGCTCTAATGCCTAATTGGGGCATCTCATTATCTAAAGACCCATATCAATGGATCCATAGTAGAACTGTATTCAACAATTGGGGGAGTGGTAATTTAGAACATCTAAAAAGAGAAATTGGTAAAGATGGATACAAAGAGTTTTGGAGAAGAGAAGAACCACCAAAACATAGATACATCCAATTACTACCTCAGAATAAAAAAGAAAAAAAGGCTTTGATGAAAAGGTTGAAGCACGAAATCAAACCTTATCCTAAATCAGCAAGAGATTACAATACGGATATTATCAGACACGATGCATATCCACCAGAAGAATCTAATGAGATAAATTTTTGGTAGTTTCAAAAACATTTCGTATATTAGTATAACAAATGAAATATATAAATAAAATGACTAAATTTGAAAAGTGGTTGAAAGAAAAGTATCTACTATGGACTTCAGATACCACAAAATACGAAGACCGAGTTGCTAACTTTTCAATATCACCGAAAGAGTTACAATCTATTTGGTTGAACAAAGACGAGAGCCGCGAAGTACAACCTATTGCTGAAACTGATATTAAACCTATTATAAAGAATAGTATATCAAATCGACCACCAAATTATAGTAACATAAGTAAACGAAAGCTAAAAATATCCTATTTGTTAGGTGCTATTTCATACATTCGTGATTATAACCAACTTGCAGTATCCTTGATTATTAAAGAAAAGGGTAAGTTGAACTTTGACCACTTGTTAGCCAAAGATAGAGGTACATTTAACTTCTATATGACCAAAATGGATAAAAAGCAAACTATTCCTTTTTGGAAGGATATTGTTAACTTAAACAATCAGTTTGAGAGCAATAATCGTATGAAGCAAATTTTGAGTCGTATTGAAGAACTTATAGGTAAGGGTGCCGAATTTAGCGTTAGAGAGGCTGTTCCAAGTTCGTTGTTAAATGAGTGGGAATCTGATGAAGAAATGATTTCTATCCGAATGAAGTATGAAACATACAGAAATCATACTGGTGAGATGGATAGAATGAATAATAATCCAAATCCGTGGGTAGAGCATAACCACATTATGAACAATACAATTGTCCCTATGATATATGAATATCCGAATGTGTATACAGAGGAAACTCTAAATAAGGCCTACGATAGGGTTTGTGAATACCCACTTTTTTCAGGTAGCCACAAACTTTGTATGACATCAATACCGAACTCTACTGTTGAGGAAAGTGAAGGTTTCATTCCATGGATGTTCCATTCCCTAACTTATGGTAAGTTAACGCCACTTGAAATTGTGTCCACAATCGCTCGCCAATCTGAAACTAATACTCAAACAAAGTCCAAACACTACAAACTTGCGTTTCAATCCAAAGGTAAGTTCTTGGATGAGTTTACCACCTCATTGGAATTTATGAATACCATCGCAAACCACCCTATGGTATCATCGTGGGTAACAGAATACAATGATTATGTTGAAGCTAACTATCCAAACGCACGGAAGACTCCCACTAACATTAAAGACTTACGAATCTCAAAGTGGGATACATTTTTCACAGTTGTGGTTAGTATTAAAGATATTCAAACGACAACTAAACGAACTGGTAAGGAACGACTGAATGGTATCGTAGATAATTTCTTCAAATCAGCTATTGAGTGTTTATCTGATGTAAATTTGATGAAAGATTTGGCTGATACAAATGGTGGACTTACAACTCGTTTTGAACTATTTTGGGAAAAGGTTTCACTAAAAACGATAGATAAGTTAAATTTGGCTGAACAAGGTCAATTTGATGTAACGAACTTACAATGCATTTTGAAAATGAACTTGGTAGATTCAGGTATGTGGGGTAATAATATAGAAATTTATGACCGAAAATCGTCAACTGAATTTGAGTTGATTGATATTTCTGACTTCAAAAATTTACAAGAGGGTCACTTGATACCAACGGTTGCTATTACATATGGTAACATTGTGTTACAACCAAAGGGTGATAACAAATTCAATAATAATCACCCTATCAAAAACATTGATAATTACATTGATGAGTATATGTCAGAGCTAAATGAATTCTTTGAAAACTCATCAATTAGTCAAAACCCTCTGGCTGTCCTTCGTACAAAAACAGTGTTGGAGAGTTGGAAACAACAAAAAGAATATAAAGTGTGAGAGTATTAGTAATACCCAATTATACTAATTTTGGACAAGTAAAGGACATCAATAGGGATTCGTTCCTATTGGTGTTCAAGTCCTTTTTGGACAATACACAAATTGGTAAAGAATGGGAATGGATTCTACCATATCCTGGCGGACACCATAACCATCCTGGTATTATTAATAGGTTTGAATATCCAAATGTTAGTTTACGGAAGATGGATATCATTGAACCATTCCCACCTAAGATGCGGGTCGATTATCCATATAGGTTCTTTGATAAACTTATAGAGAAAGAAGAATCAAAATTCAATTTGATTTGGTCGCATCTTCCTGAGTGGACTAACAATTATGTTATTACTAGAATCTATAACAAATTACAACCGATTATTGGGTACTGTCATTGGAGTGAAATACCTGATAATGGGGCAAGAACTGAGAATTCGTTTTGGAACAACCTTAGAGGTATCTTACAAATGAAAGTATGTGGTGTAAACTCAAACTATCAGAAAAGTGTTATTCTTGAAAACGCAGCTAAAGATTTCCAACCACATATCGTTGAAAAGTTAGATAAGATTATTCAACCTTGGTATTTAGGTTGTGATTCAGCGACTCCATCAAATGGGTATGCTGAGAGAACAATTGTGTACAATCACAGAGAAGGTGTTTATACTGGTTCTAAATGGTTCTTTGAAACTATGGATAAACTATGGGAAGAAAGACAGGATTTCAAAGTTTACACTACTTTGAAGGAAATGGATAAACCATACACTAAATACATCGGACACTCTGATAGAAAGGTGTATTTAAATCAGTTATCAAAAGCACATTTTGGAGTGGGATGTTTTCAAGGTTATTCAGCTTGGAGTATGAGTGCTACTGATGGATTAAGTAGAGGTGTACCATATCTACTTCCAAATGATTTTTGTTATCCTGAAATGGTAGGTGAAGATTATCCACTACTATATAACACTAATGATGAGTTTAAAGAAATGGTAGTTAAGTTGTTAGATGGTGAAATTGAAAGACCAGATGTAACAAATATAGCACAATCACTACTATGGGAAAGTCAATTAAAGAAATGGAATATCGAAAATAATTTCGTTAAGAATTGTAGGATATTTGAAGAATAAATCGTATATTTAGTAAATGTATCAAAATGTATATTGGCAGAAAGATGGTGGTATCATCCATTGTTGGGATGATGAGAAAGGTTACTTTACAAAGAAGTATCGCAACTACGCATATGTAAGAGATGGAAATGGTTCGTATGAATCAATCTATGGTGAGAGGTTAAAGAAGATTAACTATTGGAAAAAGGAAGACAATCTGAAGTTGTACGAATCGGATGTTAATGAGGTAACTCGTTTTCTGATTGATGAGTATGGTGACTCAGATGAAATGTCAAAGGGGCATGTGATTATGACTTTTGATATTGAGGTTGAGATGAACTCAGGTCTGCCAGATACCAATGAAGCTACAAATGAGATTACATCAATTGCATTCCACGACTCAGCAACAAATGACTACTTTGTTTATGTTGTAAACGATGGTGATGAGATAAACAAAACCATCAAAGGAGCACAAGTCCGTTCGTTTAAAAACGAAGAGGGGATGTTGTCATCGTTTGTAAATAAGTGGGAAGAGATATGCCCCACTATCATAACTGGGTGGAACATTGATTTCTTTGATGTCACTTATCTGTATAACAGACTGAAAAGATTGTTTGGAACTTCAGTTGCTAATAGATTATCACCTATCAAAAAAGTACATTGGAATCAGTATCGTAGTAGATACATCATTGCAGGTGTATCCGCATTGGACTATATTGCATTGTTCAAAAACTTTACATATACAGAATATCCAAACTACCGATTAGACACAATCGCTCGGTTGGAATTGGGTAAGGGTAAGGTTGAGTACGATGGTAACTTAGACCAATTGTTCAGAGATGATTTAGAAAAGTTCATTGAGTACAACTTGGTGGATGTGGAGTTGGTAGTTGAGATGGATAAGAAACTTCAGTTCATTGATTTGGCTAGAGCAATCTGTCACGCTGGCCATGTATTCTATGAAGACTTTCTGTTCTCATCAAAATGGCTAGAGGGTGCTATTTTGACATTCCTAAGAAGGAGTGGTAGGGTTGCACCTGATAGACCTTTGAGAAGGAATAGGAAAGAAGATGGATCGGATGGTGAGGATAAGTTTACAGGCGCATATGTGAAACAACCCAAACCAGGTCTTTATAAATGGGTCTATGATTTGGACTTAACATCCCTGTATCCATCAATTATTATGACCATCAACATTTCACCAGAAACAAAATTGGGTAAGGTTCAGGGTTATAATGCAGAATCCCATATGAAAGGTAAACTCAATGAGTATCTTATTACTGATACAAATGGTAAACAATACCCACCGATGGACAGAGATAAGTTTATGGATTTCATCACTAAGATGAACTTTTCAGTTGCATCAAATGGTGTAATCTATACACAAGAAAAGGTTGGGGTGATACCTGAGATTCTGAATGTATGGTTTGATAAGAGGGTTGAGTACAAAGACTTAATGAAGAAGTATGGTAAGGAGGGAGATGACGAACTTTATAAGTTCTATTCTCAACGCCAATTAGTACAGAAGATTATGTTGAACTCACTCTATGGTGTATTAGGACTACCTGCTTTCAGATTCTATGATGTTGACAATGCGGAGGCAGTTACACTTACAGGTCAAACTGTAATCAAAACTACTGAGATGATTGCTAACCAATACTATATTAAGAACATTGGTGAGGAAGCAGACTATAATGTATATACAGATACTGACTCAGTATTCTACGAAGCAGCACCATTGGTAAAAGCTAGGAATCCAAACATTGATGTTAATTCGGATGAACAGATGATTCCTGCAATCCTATCAGTAGCTAAAGAGGTACAAGACCACATCAATTTGGTGTACGACACTATGGCAAAAAAGATGTTCAATGTAGATTCGCATCGATTTGATATCAAACAAGAAACAATTGCTAAGGGTGGATTTTGGGTATCAAAGAAGAGATACGCACAATGGATTATTAACGACAACACCATAAATTGTGATAAGTTAGATGTTAAAGGATTAGATGTAAAACGAAGTTCATTCCCAACTTATTTCAAAGAAGTGATGTCAACAGTATTGATGGATATTCTGAAGGACGAACCCAAAGAGAACATTGATGATAAGATTTTGAACTACAAAGACGCTATGGCAGAACAACACTTTGTGGATATTGCAAAGAACTCAGCAGTCAAAGATATGAGTAAGTATGTGTTCAAAAAACAATCATTGGGTGAGTTTGTAAAAGGAACACCTGCTCATGTAAAAGCAGCGATTACATACAATCAGTTACTCAAATATTATGATGTACCATACAAATATGAACCAATGAAAGATGGTGATAAGATTAAGTGGGTGTATCTAAAGAGTAATCCATTAGGTTTGAGTTCGGTTGGATTGACTGGGTACAACGACCCA